AGTTTTGCACTTTACCCTAATGATGACGACGCTTCTGGTCACGTTAATTTTAGCGTTGTGAAGGAACCTATATTACACGGAAACTTGTTCTCCAGTAAGCATGAGATTGGGGATACTGGTAACTACGCTTGGCATAATAGACGTTTTCATATTTTGGCTAAAACGATCAACTTTATTCGTATCAAAGATGGTGTTATGACACAAGTTTTTGATTACACGACCTAGTGAATAGATTTTGTTTATTGTTGTAGATGTAGTCGATAATATTATTTTTTATACACCATTTGATAAAATTCAGCTGAGCTAGAGTAGTCTGAATTTCTTGAGATGTCCCCGGAATGTGATACGTGAATTTTTCAGCCCTGCAAAATGGGTCGAAGAGCTTCTTACTGTATCCATCCAAGCTAGATTTGTATGCACAGTGGACCGTGAAAAGTTTACCATCGTTCGTCTTAAACGAGGTGTTATTCTTTTTAGCGTAATTCGTGATGAACCACTCAAGATTTCTGAGTGAAATCCCACTCGATTTATTTAAGATTGTGAGTAGCTTATTCCTGTTATATTCGACATTGTAAAATTGATCAATTGATGATAGCAGAATGCTGGTTTTATTCATTGGAAAGTAAACGACTTAATTCTATAAGTCCCTTTTGTTCGCAACCTGGGCACCCCGGAACATTCATTTTTTCCGGTCCGTGATTATGTAACTGTAAACTTGGTAGACATCTTGATTTAATTTTTTCACCCTGTTGATGATGATATTTACAGTAACCATTTTCACCAGCCTTAAACTTGCACCTTATCTCACTTTTTCCATCTTTCATCATCTTCTTTCCCCTACAACGATCCACACCACTGATGTCAGCGACGTCGCGTAGGAGAAGTTCTAAAGGGATTTGATGTTTTTTTGAAATGTTTTCCAGTGTCTTGCTCATCTGTTCAGAGTGATACGTATCTATACCATCCTGAACAAGATCACAAACAATTTCATTTAGGTCAGATTCGATTTCAGATGGTAGTTGAGTTAACAAGATTTCCTTAGCCTTCTCTATAACGAGTTTCGTGAGTCTTGCCTTTGCTTCAATCATCCTTGTTAATACTTTGCTCGTAAGTTTTAAATAGGTCATCAACGGAGTTTTTACGATCCCTATATGCTTTAATACGTTCCTTGAGATCTGCAACTTTTCCAGTGCCGTCCAAGTTACATCTCTGACACTCTTCGATCAGTTGATCTTTCTTCATAGTGCTTATAGAGGGCTCTCTCTTCTTGGGTGGTGGTTTGTGGGCATCTATGATTTCCCCAAAGATTTCTTGTTTGGTGTCATCAAATAGAGGGTCAAGAAGGTCACAGACTGGGTTCAAGAACTTATTCACAAAGTAATAGTGATAGTCGACGGGAATGTTGTTTTCCTCTACGTATTTGGGATCTTCAGATTTCTCAAATGCCTTTGCTCTCGGATTATCCGTTTTTGTGAGAATATACGGAACCCTGTCACCAGATTGTGGTTCAGAACCGGGTTTTCGTTCTCTCATTTTATTGACGACTTGGACATGGGCTTGATTGATCAGACCCGATTCAGCCCCTGTGATTGAGACAGATTTACCATTTACTTTGTAGGTATCGGACAGAGATTGGCTCAAAATCAACTTGTCATTTGGAATCTCACCAGAGAGCAACTCGTTGGCTCTCATCCTGGCCAAGTCCCTAGGAGGACCTGTATCTCCAGAGGTCAGGACAACATCCAAGAGTTCTTTACAAACCTCTCTCATATGAGGGGTGTTGTCCCTCCGAACAAGCTGTAGACCCTTTACGTCTACGTAATCCATGTTCATGTTCCCATCCTTACCCTTTGTCCATAGCTTCGCAGCGTAACGCTTCTTTGAATACAGAAAGTAGGGCCAATACACCTTTTCAAGTTCTAGGTTATTTGGTTTCTTGAACAGGGCACTGCATTCTTCAGCGGCTCTTTCACCAATTTCCCAGCTGTATTCAATCGCCTCCACACCTTTACGATCACCAACGTCAAACTCAACCATAACAGAATCGGTGTCTCCATATCTCACTTTGGAACCGGGGAAGTTCGTCTCCACATAATTCTTAGTCTCTTCAATCATAGCACGGCCTCTACACGTAGTAGTGGATGCGATTGGGACACATGGAAGGATACCTTTACCTGCCCCCGTAAAGCCGTATACAGAGTTCATGGATATCTTATAGGCTAACTGTTTACCATTGTAAACCTCCTTCATATACCCAGTCGCAGCCGCCATATCCTTCTTCGCCTTCTTACGAAATTGTTTCAGTTCTGTTAGAATAGCCGGTAGCAAACTTGGAACATCTTGCGCGAACTTATAGGTCTTGTCCCCGATCTTGAACGTCTCATACGTGATTCCCTCGATGTTTCCATACCTTCTCTCATCCATGACATACGTGGAATAACACAGATTGTGAGCTGTCATGATTGATGGGTATAGCGCTTCAAAATCTAGGGCAGTGATGGGTGTGTAATACGCCCCTTTCTGGGCTTCCAATACAGTAGCACCCTCATATTGCTCTTCAGGGAGAGACCCATATTTAATCGTGGGAACCATATATCCCAACTCTCTCGCCTTTTTGGACAACTGACTGAATACCTTGATTTGCTGACCTCTCTCAACAAGGAAGGATATAGGAACCCATGTGGCTTTAGCCATCTCAACTAGGTTCAGTAGAATGCACATCTTCTTCATGAGTTTATGGGGTAAAAGTGTATCCTTGATACAGTATTCAGCCACTTCACCCAACTTTACCGGGTCTTCTTCAACAAAGCGAGCAAACATTTCTTTTGGGGGCATGTCAATTTTTTGATCACCGAGGTATAGTTTCGAGACGTTGTTCAAACTATACGAATCTAATTTGTATCCTTTTTTGACTTCATGAAAAAGATCGAAAATGAAGCGCCCAGGCATGGGCAACAATTTGAGAAAGTTGTCTCCCAGGGCGCTAGAACTCAGTTTCTTTTGAACCATGTGGGACTCGGTATTTTTCAGTCTTCCCAATTGATAAAATTCGAGACCACAACCATTCATAGCCGCCCGTCGGTAGATATATTCAAGATCGAAGCCAAAAATATTCCAACCAGTTAGGATGTCAATGTCTTTTTGTTGCACGTAATCTTTGAACGCGAGTATAAGTTCCCTCTCAGTTTTAAAACTCGATACATCTTCACCCGTTGTGTCTTTGTAACACAGACACGTTTTCTCATATGGCTCATCACTTCCAAATTTGCACAAAGATATAGCAATCTGAAAACAAGCGTCACCGGGAACATTTGGATCGGGGAATTTACCGGTTGAACTATTACACTCGATATCGAACGAAGCCACAACAAAAGGGGCGACATCATCTCGGTTCACCATTTTCAATTCAGTCCAGTCATTACACCAGATATCAAGATCGACATTTGCCAGGTGAGACCTGATACATCTCGTCCCAGTGTCAAGCCACCCCGTAGACTGGATACCTGTCCTATGCATGAGTCTCAGGACAGGGTCTATATTCGATTCGTAGACGTGATATTTCCTAAACGCATTATTATACATGAAAATTGAGTTCACTTTACGTCTGGATTCTAAGTTCTTGAAATTCAGCTGCATGAAGAAAAACTCTTCATTATTTTGAAAACCCCAAACATCTTTTTGTTTTGTCAGTGAGTAACTCGTCAGGCAACCCTTTTTCATCGATTCCAATTTATCATACAGAAGTTCAACATCACACTGTTCAGTTCCACGTGGTAACTTTACAAAAAAGTATGGCTTGAACTCAGTCGTGACACATACAGATTTACCATCTTCAGTTTTGCCGAAAATGCTGATCAAGTGTTCATCTCCAGAATCCCTGGCCTCCCATGTCAATGCTTGGAATACTACCATGTATAGATATGTTGCCAAAATTTTAATATCATTTATTAATAAATGTCTGCCGCTTTAATAGAACTTGTGTCTGTAGGTGCCCAGGATGTCTACATTACTGGTCAGCCTGAAGTGAGCTTTTTCCGTCAAAACTACAAACGTTACACAAACTTTGCGATGAAGCCTGAGCGCATGGACTACATCGGCTCCTTCGGATCTGGTAACGAAGTTATCATCCCCATTCGCTCGAAGGGTGATCTTCTTAGCTATGTCTGGATAGAGGCTGATAACATCGCTTCTACACAAAATAACGACAATGGTTTCTTCAAGAGAACTGGGGGAAACCTCACTGAATTCTCCCTTTGGATCGGTGGCCAGATGGTGTCCACGATGGATTCTCTGTTCATCCAGGGTGTTCACAACCCCCTCATGAGGGACTCGGCCGCTAAGGCTTCGTTCTGTGTGAGCCTCAATCACAAAAAGGAGAACCACGGTGGTAACTACTACATGCTTCCTTTCTTCTTCGGTGAAGACTGGTCCAAGGCCCTCCCCCTACTGGCTCTCCAGTACCACGACGTAGAGATTCGTATCAAGTGCCGTGACGGGTTGACACCTTCCTCCACTCCCAAGGTATTCGGTAACTATGTGTATCTCGATACAGATGAGCGTAAATATTTCACCGACAAGGAACATGAGATGCTAATCACTCAGGTCCAGAACCAGCGTTTCTCCAGGACCGACAAAGATGTTGACATCACCTACTTCAACCACCCTGTCAAATCCCTCCACGTCGTCTCGGGTAACGCGAATGGTGCCGCGTGGAACCACGCCACCGACGGTTTCAAGTTCGGGACCTCTTCTCTATACATCAACGGTGTGCCCCTGTTCGAGAATACCTCGGATGTGTATCATCACGACGTCGTTGCAGAGATGCACACCACTGATCTCCCCGACAACATTCTCGACGATCTTGCGACCTTCTCTTGGCCTTTCTGTCTCACCATGTCAAAAATGCAGCCCACGGGCAGCCTAAACTTCTCGCGTATTGATAACGCCAAGATGACGTTCAGTGCTCCCGAGAACGGTAACCATCATCACCGCGTATACGCTGTCAACTATAACATTCTTCGTATC